TTATAATGTAAGAACTGAAAAAGTTGGTTCACTTGATGTTACAAATTACAAGAAAGATTGTTACTTAATTGAGTACACACCTGATTACAGAAAAGTAAGAACCTGGAGATTTTATGGTTGTTGGATTTCTTCTTTAAGTGAAGGAGAGTACACATCAGATAGCGGTGACAAGCATCAAATTTCTTGTACTATTCAGTATGATAGAGCTGAAATTGATTTAAGTGAAGTTATCTAAGACAACTTAATATAATTGTATTTAATAGTGAAGAGATGTTTTGTCTCTTCACTATTTTAGTTTATAACGAGGTGACGGTTTGAATAGGTTATATGAAGATAATAGACGTAAATTGATTTCTAAATCAAAATCGTCACAAAAAGGTAGAGAAAGATTTAATAAAAGAAATAAATCAAAAGTAGCAAATACTGTTAAAGCAATGAATTCAATTGATATGAATAAATTGTTTAAAGATGATATTTTAACTGTTAATATTCCTGTTCATGGTGAAACAGATGATTATGTTGTTAGAATGACTTTTGGTGGATTTCTTGCAATCCTTAGAGACCAGATAGGAGATAAGGATACAATTGATTTTAGAGATATATCAAGAGCTGCTATTATTGGTTTTAATAAAGATGATGTATTCATAAACTGTACTTGTCCTGATTGGCAGTATAGATTTGCATATTATGCAACACGTAACGATATAAACAGTGGTGCACCTGAAACAAGACCCTCTGATATCACAAATCCTGATGACAGTTTAGGCAGTGCTTGCAAACATGTTTTACTTGTTCTAAATAATACAAGTTGGATAATTCGTGTTGCTAGAGTTATTAGTAACTATATAAAATATATGGAAAAGCACTATCAAAAATTATATGCAGATATTATATATCCTGCAGTATTTGGAAGAGCTTATCAAGAACCTGTTCAGTTGTCATTTGACGACATCGATTCAACAGATGAACTTGCCACAGATAATGATATTGACACATTAGATAAAGCAAATAAATACAATCAAGATAGAACGAAATTCCAAAAAGGTAATACAAAAGGTGTTCGTTTTGCGTCTAACGAAGAGGAAGATGATTCGCAATTAAAGTTAGACATTGAAGACGAAAACCCTGATGACCAATTTTAATCTATAAATTAAGCACCTTTACAACAAGTTATAATTGTATTTATTATGTGTATAAATAACTTGCTATAAAGGAGATTAAAAATGGCTAACTATAGCATTGCTGAAGAATATACTTTACCATCAAAAGGAGAAGTATATTCTGAGAATGTAAATCCTGTTGTTAAAATCAGAAGTATGACAACAGAAGAAGAAATGAAGAGACTTGCTCCCTCTGATAGAGCATATAAGAACCTTTGTGAAATCATTGATGACTGTTTAGTAGAAAACCCAGGCATATCTTCATATGATATGTGTCTGGCTGATTATCAGTTTTTGTTACATAAGTTACGCGTTGTTACTTATGGGCCTAGTTATAATACCTCTTCTATGTGTCCTCATTGCGGCACTGAGAATGAAGGTAAAATTGATTTAAACAGTCTTGAAGTTGTAGAGTACAATAGCGATGATTTTGCAAAATATCTGGAATTTGTTCTTCCCGTCACTAAAAAGAAAATTACTATTAGAATGCAGACTCCTCGCATGATTGATGACATTAACCAGAGCACCAGAGAGCTCCGTAAGAAGTCAAAGAATACAGCATCCGGGGATTCTGCATTTTTGTTTACTTTACAAAAACTTATTGACACAATTGATGGTCAGAAAATTGACCCTATCAAAAAGGAAGATTTTGTTAGACAACTACCTATGATGGACACTAACTACATCATGAAACATGCACAAAAGTTAGTAGAAAGTTTCGGAATAAAGACTGCAATCAGTCAAGAGTGTTCCGTTTGTGGGTTAGATTATACTAGCTCCTTTCGCATCACATCGGAGTTTTTTGGACCCTCAATTGACATTTGATGGTAGGCCATATGCCCCTGAGAGATACCAGCAGATAGTTGAAGAAAGATATATAATCTCTAAACATATTCATACTTCCTATCAGGATATTGGAGATATTTCTCCTACTGAAAGAAAGTATTTACTTGAATTTATAAGAAAAGATTTAGAGAGAGAGCAAGAAGTTAGAGAGAAAAATATGCAGATGTTGGGACTAAAATAATAAGCGAGGTGAGATACGATGGCTAATAGTATGAATAGTGGCTTAAGAAATAGTACTGAACAGTCACAAGAAACTCAGTTTAATTCAAAAGTTTCTGAAATGTCGTCTGTCAGTAAGCGCTACGATGCTCTTGTAGGTGAATTTAAAAAATATCAATCTTTATTGAAAGAAATTTCTAAGAATTCATCAATTGAAAGATTAAAAGAAGAATTACAGCAGGAAAATCTTTCTGTTCGTGACAAACTTGCAATCAGGCAGCAGATTGCTGATGAAGAAGCCCGTATCCAACAACTTGCGTTAGATGCAACTTTAGCCTATACAGTAAACACTTACAAAAAAGCAACAGTTGCACGTAAGCTTGAAATAAAGAAAGAACACGCCGACGCTCTAGCAGCTCATCGTGTATCACTTGATAAGGAGTATCAAGAGAAATGGGCAGCAGCTCAGGGTGATGCAAAAGAGCGTCGTAGATTAACAAATCAACATAAAAAAGATGTGTTTAAAAATATTCAGTTGGAACGAGAAGCAAGGGCCCAAGTTTTTAAACTTGAAGAGTCTGAATCTCACCAACAGTATAAGAATGTTCAAAAACATATTGATAATTTCAAGAAAGATAAATCTTTTAAAAATGGATTAAAGATAGCTGTTAGTGTTGGTCAACTTAATATTGATTCTTTGAAAAAGATGGCTGAAGAATCAAAAAAAGCATATCAAGATTCAAAAAAAGAAACTGAAAGAAGAGCACAAGACCTTGAGGATTTAAAGGCACAAGGTTTCGGCGAACACACTGACGAGTACAAGGAAGCATTAGCAGCTTACGAACAATCCAGAATGGATGAAAATAATGCTGCATTAAAGAAAGTTCTAGAAGATGAATTATCAAAAGTTGCAGATGCTCTGATGACTTCATTTGCCGAAGTTGAGAGTATGATAACTGATTACAAAGGCCATGTTGATGCTCGTCTTCAAGGTTCAGATAAATCATATAATAAGATAAATGATTTGATTTCATCAAATCTATCAACAAGTCCTTTTGTTAAAACACAGAAAGTTCTTGAAAATATGAGAGAACTTGTTGATAAAGGTGTTGCTTACAATGTGGAGCAACGAGCCTTTTTACAGACTGTTAGTGATAAGATTGCTAACACATTTGATGCATTTGATGCTAACCTATTAAGACTTATTAGATTACAACAAGCAGATACAACCGCAGCTCGTTTAGGAATGGAAGCAAGTTTGACTAAATTCCTAAACGGAATGTTCCAAGACACCAGCTATCTATCGGATGTATATGATAGTGTATCTGCAGCAATAATTGATGCAAATGCAACAATGACTCGTAATATGTCAGCTGAATTTGAATATATTGTTCAAAAATGGTTAGGTGCTCTAAGTTCAGTTGGTATGTCATCTGAAACTATAAATCAGATTGCTACAGGTATCAATTATCTTGCAACAGGCGATGTTCAAAGTCTTGCAAGTAATACTCAACTACAAACATTATTTGCAATGAGTGCTTCAAATGCAGGATTAAGTTATTCAGATTTATTATTGAAGGGACTAGACTCTTCAAGCACAAATAAATTACTTGAAAGTATGGTTTCATACTTAAAACAGATTGCAGAAAATTCAGATAATCAAGTTGTAAGAGCAGCTTATGGTGATATATTTAACTTGTCAATGTCTGATATGAAAGCTATAAGTAACTTGTCTTCAGGTGATATTTCAAGTATTGCAGGTAACAAGTTATCTTACGGTGGTATGCAATCTGAACTAACAAATCAGTTTGCACAGTTGCTCACAAGAACAAGCCTCACTGAAATGATGAGCAATGTTTACAATAATGCAGTATTTGGCGTTGCAGAAGATTTGATATCAAATCCTGTTTCTTATGCAATGTATAAGATGCTGAATTATATGCGTGAGCAAGAAGTTGATATAAATATCCCGTTCATCAATGCTATGGGATTCGGTCTTGACTTGAATGCAAGTGTTGGTGACTTAATGAATATGGGGCTCCAGATTGGTGGAGCAATGTCTCTTATTAGTAATATTCTTAGCGGTTTAGGCTCAATGGGTGGTTTAAATCTTAATGCTTGGGAAGCGCAAGAATATACAAAACGTGGTTCAGGAATGTCATTCTCAATGGGTGGTGTTCAGGGTGGAACTTCAGGTAGTACTTACATATCAACAAGTAACAGTACTGATATGAAGAACTCTACATTGAATAGTTCAACAGATGACGCTGAAGAGACAAAAGAGATAACAAATAAAAATACAAAGTCTGAGCATACTTTTGATGATTTTTATAAAGTTACCGTTACAGGTTCAGAAGGCTCAGGTTATATCAGAACATTTGACTCAAATCTTGCAGTTGTTTTCGGAACTGAATCATTAAGAATTGATGATAAACTTAAGGTATATGATTATCATCTTGATGATTACAGATATGCAGACGGTACTTTAGGTGTATATGATAAATCAATTGACAAGTATAAATATAGCTTAGGCAGTGTATATAAACTTGGAGTTGTTGATTCAGGACTTGCTGAAATATTCAATAAGTTTAAGTTTAATACTGAAGAAGAGTTAAAAGTACATGATGAAGGTATCTTAAGTTTACCTTCCGCTGATAACATTGCTTCAAAGATTGCAGATAAGCAGTTAAAAGTAGTACCAAACAATACAACAACAATAACAACAGCAATTAGTACTGCTGCTGCTACTATAAAAGCAGCATCAAGTTCAGTTACTATTACTGGTGCTCCCAAAGTCACATTAGATAAAGCAACTTTAGTTACAGCATTCAAAGAAGCACTTGGTCATAAAGAAGGCACAAAGACTGATGCAGATTATAAAACAATTTCTGATTTATATAAATTGTTGATTGGAACTGTTGAAGATGAACAGGCACATGTAAGAATTCAAAATGAAGATGGTCAAAGACTACAAGTTGACACTGAAACAGGTGGTACTGCAATGTATGCTTTGAATCCGGCTAATCTTAAGTGGTAAGGAGTGATTTAATGAAACAAGAGTTTTTTAAAACAACACTTATTTCAAAATTTATAAAACAGCTACTTGCAAAAACTCCATTACCAGTATACAAGCTCATATATGATAATGATGAGATGGTTGCGGGTTGTTTATATACTTACAAAGATAAAGTTTTAAGATGTACTAAGAGTGGTAGATTTACTGGTGTTCGTGGCACAGTTAATAAACTTGATTACCTCACTGTTCAAGAACCTTTGTTCGTGAATGAAGGAAACATGAATGTTTACACTTTTAACGAAAATAAGAATGAATTCCAGTTTGAGGAAGTACCATTTGCAGTCACAGATGATGTTGTAAGTATTCAATTATATACTCCTGCAGAGTTTGAAGTTGTTTCAAGATTTGTACCTGATACATATGTGCCGGGCATAACTCAAAATTACATATCAAATATGAGTTATTATGATGAAGATACACATCGTAAGTTAGGTGAATATTTAAGATATATAAAGAATATGTATGACTTAAATCTAATGCCACTTTATAATTGTTTTACATATAAGCTTGTGGATAATTTAACACTAGATGTAAATTCTGAGAATAATTTAACTCAAACATCGAACACAAAATATAAAACATTTCTTATTCCTATTAAGTTTGATAAAACATATACAATCGCGCTTGATAGTGATTTTCCTGTAATGATGAAAGCTGTTTTTTATAATAATAGACTTGTAAAAGATAGAGACAATCAGTTCTATCTGTCAAACTATCTTGATGAGAGTATTATTGTTCATAATAATACACAGTTTTCAAGACCTTTTACATACGTATTACCAAATACAAAAGCAGTCGATAGTTCAGGTAAGTCTTGTTATCAAATGCTGCATAACTATGAAAAATATCTCTATCTTGCAATACAAATTAGTGCAGATAATGATTCTTCTCTTGTAGTTCTTGAAGGTGATTACTCGAGGAACGGAACAAGTTCTATAACTGATGTTTATGGCTTAAGAAGAGATGTGAATACAACTGATGCAATTTCTGCAATGTTAACAAGTAGATTAAGTTTACTTGATAAAAATGATGGTATTCATCATCCTTTTGCAGATAAGCTAATCCAATACTTGCTTCGTAACACAATTGACACAAGAGAAGATATTGATGACAATGTTGCTAATGTTGAAAAAGCAGTTGGATATATGCCTGAGTATCAAGGAATGTGGGATGATAATCTTCGCTATCTATTGTTCTTTAATTATATGAAATTAACGAACAGAGAAGAATTGAATTTTCTTGATATACTAGGCTATGTGGATAGTGATATTGAGGAAGCTGTTAGAAAGGGGTATATAGATGCCAACACCTCCAGTATTTAGAATGATAGATAACTATATCTATCTATATCAT